TGTTCATGGATGATGCTGGAAATCGAGTGTTCAACTTCGTTCGAGCCCTGATGAAGGTGCACTCGCCAATCACGAACACTCAATCGAATCGTGATAACACCCTTGATTCACCGAACTCGACAAGTGCACAAACTGGTTTCGGTTCGGGGATGGCATTCAACAGAACGAACACTGACACCTCACATCGTGCCGTCGTGAACAGTCAGTTCGGGAATTCGATCAAGACTATTCGCGTGCAGCAGATCTTCACGAACCCGCAAGAGTCAATGGCGAACACTGCTCGAATGGTCTCGTTCGACTTCATCAATCCGCGAATCGTGTCGTTCGATTTCGATGAACTCAGTCACGAATCAAATGACATCTCGACAATGACTATGATGTTCGATTACGACTGGATGGAGATGGTCGATGTCGGAGTGCTGAACGGTTCAAAAGTTCAGAGCACTTATACCGGAAGCAAGTACAGCGTACTCGCACCTGGCGCGCTCGGCGCCCCATCTGATCTGACGCCAGTTCCGGGTGCTGGCGGTTCTGCAGGTGGTGCAAAGGGGAACGTGGTCTCGAACATTCTTGGTGGCGTGATCGGCAAGGGTGCATCGCAGCTCACATCGGACTTGATTGGTAAGGCTGTGAAGACCGTTGCCGGGAATAGTCGAATCGGTCAGGCTCTTGGCGGTGAAGTGACATCGGCGCTCGGCGGTCCGATTGGTGGTCTTGTGTCGGGTGCTGCCCGTGACAAGATTGGCGGAGCGTTCAGCTCGTTCTCGAATCCGTTCGCACGAACATCGGTGCCGACTGTTGCTGACTCAACTGGCGGCGGTACAACTCTCGCTTCGAATACTTCTTCGCCACCTGGAGGTGCTTGATGGGCGCAATGAAGGGTCGGTTCATCCCTAAGAACCCTGGGAAGTACGTTGGGAAGAGCATTCAGAACATCTTCTTCCGAAGCTCATGGGAGCTCGCGTTCATGAAGTGGCTCGACACGAACAACGCCGTGCTGCGTTGGGGTGCTGAAGAGCTTGCGATCCCGTACGTTCACCCTCTTGACGGTCGAATGCATCGGTACTTCCCTGACATGATCGTGATGTACATCGACACCTCAGGGCAAGTCAAGAAAGAGATCATTGAGATCAAGCCGTACAAGGAATCAGTACTCACTCCACGAGCAACACCTCGCGATCAACAAGCATTCGTGATCAATCAAGCGAAGTGGAAGTACGCCGCTGAGTACGCAAGTCGAAATGGTGCTACGTTCAGAGTGCTCACAGAGCGCACGATGTTCAAGCAGAAAGCAAAGAAGCAAATGGGGAGCTCAGTATGAACCTGTTGACAACGAAGATCACGAACCCGTTGGATGATCTGTTCAACACATTGCCGAATGACATGGAACAGGACGGTGAGTTCATTCCAATGACTGAAGGTACACTCGCGTCTTTGAACGGTGAAGAAGCTCCGCCTGAGAAGGATGCTGAAGACATCGAGATCGACGAGAAGATCGACACCGTGTACACTGCCGCGATCGATGCGTTCAACACGCAGACAGCATTCATGGAAGTCATCGAGCCGCGGTACGCTGCTCGGAACGCCGAAGTTGCTGCGAACTACCTGAACATCGCACTGAACGCTGCGTCCGTTCGCGCAAAGGTCAAGGGCGATCGGAAGAAGAGCGCTCAGTTCGTTCCGTTCACGAACAACAAGACGAATGGTGCTGTGGTCGCCTCTCGCGAGGACATCATGAAGATGCTCGCAGTCGATGCAGAGATGAAGAAGGGCTGATGTGAAGGTTCAAGAGCTGTTCGAGACCGTGAACGAGAAAGTGTTCAAGCCTGGTTTTGAGCAGACAAAAGAGCTGCCCGATGGTAAGTACAAGCTGGTGGCAAAGCCAGGGTACGTGAAGATCGATTCGAAGCAGAGCGAACAGTTCCGAATCGAGATTCAGACGATGCGCGGCACTCAACTTGGTTGGGTGAACTTCGTTCGGAATGGCGATGATCTTGAAGCACTTGATTTGAACGTCGACAAGCAGTTCCGTCGTCGTGGATTTGCCACCGAGATGTACAAGTTCGCCCGTGAGCTCGGAAATACAATCACACCGTCAGGAAAGCAGACCGCTCTTGGTAAAGCGTTCTGGTCGAAGAAGGACCACAGCAAATGATCACGTTCAAGCAGTACCTTGCCGAATCGGCTGTTGAAGCAGCGGTCAAGATCGTGAAGCAGCTTCTCGGTCCTGATGCTCAGAAGGTCGAGAACTTCGATGACTCGATTCTTGATCGGGCAAAGGAAGAGAAGCACGAGTTCGTGAATACTGGTGCTGGCAAGCTCAGCATTGCGGTGTTCAAGACTGCCACATCTCGAATCGCGCAAGTTTCGCAGAGCGGCACTCACCCGCTGTACTTCATTCAAAAGCAATCAGCATGATCACGTTCAAGACATTCCTACTCGAAGCTTCGTCCGGTAAGGCGAAGTGGGAGAAGTACTTCTCTACAGGTGACACTGAGACGCTCGCGAAGAACGATGCTGAGCTGTACGACGCGTTCGACAAGCCAGTGAAGAAGACCGTGAAGAAGGGCGACAAGATCACTGTGCTCGCTTCCGATGATTACTCGGCAAAGGTTCGTGTTCGCATTGGCGACGGCGAGTACCGAATGAAGTTCACTGATGTTGACAAGCCGTTCAAGATGGAACGGACAGTCGGCACTGATCTGAAGCCAGACAAGCTCGGTCTGTTCGGTCCGAAGTTCATCGCGAAGTACGCTGCCGAAGTGAAGCGCCTGATCGACAAGCACTCCGACATTCCAGAGGCTCAAGCCGAGTACCTGAAGTCGCTCGTTGATCTGGCTGAAACGCCAGACGACACTGATCTTCAGGATGTAGCGAAGGAGCTGTACGTCTCATCCGGCACGAAGGAAGACTCGGCATTCAAGAATACGATCAACAACGACTTCATGGAAGTCCTCGGTCCGTTCTTCGTGATTCGTCAGAAGCCGGAGTACAAAGCCGGTGGCGTGAAGTTCCCAGAGCTCGGGAATGAACCGCTGTACGACTTCACGATGAAGGCGAAGCGTGGTGATGGCGAGAAGATCGATGCGTTCAGCTCGAAGCGTTCTGGTGGGAACTCGAACACTCTGAAGGTCACCGAGATTCTGAAGGCGATGAACGATGCTGATCCGAAGCTTCGAAAGAAGGAAGCCAAGGAGCTTGAGCTCCTGAAGATCATTGCCGAGAATCCAGTGAAGGCTGCACCGGCGAAGATCAACGACTGGCTCGCGAAGAACTACCCTGCGTACAAGCGCGCACCCGATCCAGTGGACAACACCGAGATCGCTCGTCTCGAGGCAGCCGTCGCGAAGTTCATCAACGAGAAGACCGATCTGAACTTCATCCCGCTTGTTCAGCAATCAGTGCCGGACCTGTGGTACGTGAAGTCGAAGCTCGCTTCGGATGGCACGATCAAGGTCGAACCGTTGAAGTCCGGTCGAGAGATCGAGAAGGCGAACCTGCGTTCGAAGTCATCCCCAGGCCACCTGTCCGACAAACTCGGATTCGCGATGTAAGCATCAGGCAATCCATAAATACCTGATCGAAAACGGAGACACAAGCATGTCAATCCTCAAGGAACTGTTCAGCACCCTGAACGAAAAGAAGGTCAACGACGATCAGTACTTCGTTGTTATTCGCGCTGGCAGCAGCACAGATCTGTTCACGGAACGTGCGTTCCCATCTTTTGAAGCTGCTCGGAAGTTCGTGCGTAGCACGCTGTCCGCTCTTCAGAACGATCGCGACTCCGACACGGATGCTGCTGACGAGGAAGCAGAAGAACTCGAGGACGCCGACATCATGTCCGGTGCTCAACTGAAGAAGTCGTATCCGCACTTGTTCGAGGCTGTCAAAGATGATTGCGTCGCGAATCAGTGCCACGCTCAGGCCGTTGAGAAGTCCAAGAAGGAAGGCGTTGTTCAACACGTGAACAAGGACAAGAAGACCGGGAAGCTGTACGTCTCCGACTGGTTCGATGATGACGAGACCGTCGCC